AACTTGATCCCAGTCGATATAAGACCAAAGCTGGCCTTTATCTTCTTCTAGGGTCATCTCGTCATAGAAATTCTCTACAAAGTCAGCTTCACTGTCCCAAATGCCGTGATATTTATCTCTAAATTGTTCTTCAGTTGGTGGTTCTTTCTCTGTCCAACAATGCGTACAGAAATATTTGTAGGCTTTTAGATCAGAATCATCAAGCCCTTTAACTGTTTGGACATAATCAATTAAGTCTTGAAAATCCGGCCATTCAGTACCAACCAAACAACTACCAGATAAACCCTCGTAATCATGCATTGCCCACTCTTCAGCCCCTAGAGCTGGAGAATTAGCAATTATATGATCAATGCACTCTTGAATATCTTCAACACTTTCACACTTCTCAAGGTCAACCCATGAGCCGTGCAATGTGCCTTCATTGTATGCAGCAAGACAAGCGAAATAAGCATTAAATCTTTTTCCGTGTCCTAACGCTGCCGGTCTAACTTTCACAGTAGACATAAATAAATACCTTTGGTCGTGGTAATGCTGGAGAATCCAGCGTGAAACCCCGAAGGGCTTCATGCTGAGTTCAATAATTCTTGGCTAGAAATTCCCTCGCATCCTTTTCGCTCATCTTTCCGACCTTTGGATGGTCTTCAATAACCGCTTGAGGATCAAGGAGAAGTTCTCCGCATAGAATTAGAAATTCATTTAGTTTCATAGTCCTTTATTTAGCTCGCCTATCTTTTGCATGACTTGGTTGAAAGACCTATCTGCACGGGCTGGATAACGGTCAAAGCTTCTTATCCTTGACTCTCCATCTTCAAAGAAGTCGAACCAGTCAGGCTGACTCCCCTTCTCTGCTTTCCATGCCGCAATAAAAAGGCTTGCATCCATGTCTTGCTCTAGATAGACCTGCTCATCTTTTAAATAACTAAAGCGAGAAACAAAGTGTTCAATGCCTAAGTCCTTTAAAGACTGTTCAGGGACTTGCAACCATCCATGACTGCCGTCATGGTGAAATGAAAACTGCTTCACTTTTAAATTTTCAAGGGTCGTGGTAGTGCCTTAGCACTCCCCATTAATAGCAAGTACTCCACACCCCTGCAGATATCCCTTTTAAAAGCTTAACACTCTGTAGTATTCACAGCTCATTAGCTAAACGCGGCGGGCTCTCACTTGGTCGTATGCCTGCCGGTTCCTGTTCGAGCTGGGGCAGCAATTAGACCAGAGGGAAGAGCTGCCGCGAATTTATTATTCGCAGCCAACCCAGCCCCTTACTACCCCCTGCCCCATCTAAGTACAAATAAAAGGAATTTTTTGCAGTTGATCGAATTTTTAATGACGATCCAATAGGGGTAATGGGGGAAATTGGGTAAAGGCGAGACGACGAACCCTACTTAATCGCGAGCAGTAAAATGGAAAAGCCCCGCTGATACAAGGAAAAGCGAGGCTATGTATTTATTTATCGAGGTAAGAGGAGGGGAATATTCGTTGCGTTTCGTTAAAAACCCTGCCGTCTGTTTATATAGGCGTTCGGGTTGAACGTCAATGTTCAATGTTTACGTTTTGAAATAGTTTGAGGGGTTGTGTTAGTTCTGCGTGGGTGTAAGTTAATTAGGCGACCAAGCAAATTAATGTTATGAGTAAGAGAAAGGAAACGTATTTAATGAAGAAGATGAAGGAGAGGGTTGGTATTGAGAGAGATCCAAGTGGAGGGGAATTGGCGAGAGATTTTACGAGTAGTGAGAGGAAGGAGTATGGGAAATACATGAGGGGATATAGAGCGAAGTATGGATTAGTGGATGGGTTAAGGACAGATCAAGAAGGGTTTAATGAATATTTAAGGAAAAGGAGAGAAGAAGACCTGAAGAATAGGGGATACCAATAGAGGGAATTATGTATCAAAGAGAATGGCTAGAGGAGGATAGACAAAGGATGTTGAATATGGAGAGATGGTATGTCTTAGATGGAAGGCATTTACATTCCCATCCTTTGCATGGTTTATATACAGGACTTTCAGCTAAAGCTGATGAACTAGAGAAAGAAGATTTAGTGAGCTAAAATGAAATAGCCCTACGATGCTTGCTGCTTGGTCGTGGTCAGCTAGGGTTAGATGAAGCCTCCTGACTCCTGCGTTGTTAGGGGGTTTTGTTGTATCTAGCGATAGTTACGTCAGAATAGAGAAAGTTAAAAAAGGACTATGCCTTACCTCACCAACAATCAAAGAATGGAGTTAGGTCTTGAAGGTGCTTGCTGTGTTAAGCCTGAGACTTTAAAAAATGCTGATACGTCTAATGTTTACGTGGACGAAGAGGTTCAAGAACAGCTATTAGCTCCTCCAACAAGACCAACAGCTACAGTTGAAACAACTGAAGAGACAGAAGAGTGAAAAGTTTATGGGAACCGTTACCTCCTCAATTAAGAGATAGCTTTCCTAATTTCACTTGTTATCTGCTTCGAGAGTTGGGGTTGGCTGATGCCCCAACTAAGCAGCAGATTTCTGTCTGTAAATGGATGCAAGATGGGCCAGATCGTAGTCTTACAGTAGCTTTTCGTGGATTAGGTAAGTCTATTCTTGCGTCTTTTTATGCTTTATGGAGATTAAGAGTAGATCCAAATGAAAAGATTTTGATTGTCTCTGCTACAGCAGTTAAATCAACTGACTTTTCGTCTTTTATGCTTCGTTGCATTGGAGAAATTGATATTCTTCAATGTCTTATGCCTGGGCCGGAAAATAGATTCTCTAATGTTGCTTTTGATGTAGGGCCAGCTCAAGTTGAACAGTCTCCGTCTGTTCGATCTATGGGTGTCATGGGACAAACAACTGGACAAAGATGTACTTGTGCAATTCTTGATGACGTTGAAACTTTAGCTAACGTAATTACACAGCTAAAACAAGACAGAGTTGCACACGCTGTTGAAGAAATACAAAGTATCATAAAGCCAGAAGAGGGGCAGCTTTTGCCCCGCAAAATTTTATATTTAGGAACACCACATACGGAGACTTCGATATATTTAAGACTTGTGAGAGAACGGAACTATTCTGCTCGTTACTGGCCTGCGCTCTATCCGAAGGAGTTCGATTGCTACGAGGGCAGCCTCGATCCGACGATTGAACATGAGGTCATCTCGAATAGCAGCCTCGTGGAAGAGCCGACTGATCCAGAGCGATTTGGGCATGAAGACATCCTCCAGAGAAAAGCATCCATGACCAAGGCGAGCTTTGAACTTCAGTTCATGCTCAATACCCGATTAGCAACTTTAGATAAGTATCCAATCAGGCTTGGGGATCTCATGGTGATGGATCTTGATGGGAAAGCTCTACCCGAGACTTGTATATGGTCTAACCAACCTGATATGAGATTGCAAGATCTAGTCTGCGTCGGACTTGGAGCTGATAGGTTCTACCATCGCCCAATATTTCAAAATGGATGGGTGTCGAAAACCGAATCATGGCGGTGTGTTCTCGCGATTGATCCCGCAGGTCGCGGAAAGGATGAGCTTGCGTGGGCAGTTTTAGCAGAATTAAACGGAAATTTATTCTTACTTGAATCAGGTGGATCAACTCTTGGCTATGCCGATGAAGTTTTGCGGTATTTAGCTGATGTAGCAAAGAAATGGGATGTTAACTATGTCGTCGCTGAGTCGAATATGGGCGATGGAATGTTTAGTGCTCTACTGAAACCGCACCTAACAAGAACACATCCATGCACTATCGAAGAAGTTAGGCATAACATCCGTAAAGAAGAAAGATTATGTGACACACTTGGCCCCTTAATTCAGCAGCATCGTCTTATCGTCAATAGTCGAGTCATTAAAAATGATTATCGTCTTACTGATGAAGATCCTGAACATGGATATTCACGGAGCCTTTTTTGGCAAGCCTCAAGATTGACACAAGAAAGGAATTGCCTCTCACATGATGACCGCCTTGACGCTCTTGCTATTGCAGTCGGCTTTTTTGTTGAGTCAGCCGCCCAGGATCAGCAAGTTCAACAACAAGCTAGAAAAGATCAACTCTTCCAAGACGAATTAGAAGCTTGGATGGATGAGACAACAGGTTCTATTGACTCAATAGCTTTCGGTTTTAAGAAAAAAACTACTTCGGGGAGAGCTTTCGGAGGGGTTCAACGTTTGAAGGTGGGGTCTTAAGCGGAATAACTTTGTCATCCATGCTTGAGAAGTCCAATTTGTTGGCAAGTTTCTTTAATGTGCTGCCTTCTGCTGCAACAGCAGTCACATTGTTTTGTTTTAGAAGCATCATTGCCTCTGATCTTGCCTTGCGATCTCCATTTCTTAGATCATCTAATACTTGATCTATTACTTCGGAGTGCATCTCTGCTAATTTTTCTTGTAAATCCATAAACTTCTACGGGGAAGTTGAATAACTCCTCTACTATGGTACATATTCACGATTATCGGTAGGCTGTAAAGGTCTACGTCCTTGGAGAGTGGCTTATTTCCCGAACATAGATGAAAGATTAGTAGCTGCTTTAGATGAGCAGTTTCCAGATCAGTGTCCTGATTTGAGTCTTTCTGAAAAAGAAGTTTGGTTTAAGTCAGGCCAAGCGTCTGTCATCAAGTGGTTAAAACGCCGTTTGGAAGAACAGGAAAATGACGTTTATCAACTGGAGGCAGTCTGATGTGTATGGGTGGTGGCTCTGCCGCAACAATTACGGTTCCTGATTATGCACAATATGATCAGCAATTTGATTTACAAAAAGCGGCAATAGAACAGGCTGCTAGTACTTCGACTTTAACTGCACAAGCTGATCTCAATTCTGCATTACAAGCTAAGCAAGATGCAGCAACACAATTATTAGTAGCGAAGCAACAACAAGCAGAAGATACAAATGCAGCGGCGATGAGATTAGCTCAAGTCGTTGGCCCTCCTCCTAGAGAACCACATGCAAAACCTCCTGAGATTGGAGTTGATGAAAGAGGTTTAAAAACTAAAAAAGGTAAGACTTCTTTGAGAATTGGCAAGGTTGCCACAACGTCAGCCAGTGGCTCTGGCCTCAACATTACTTAGGTATTCATTATGTGTTTGTTTAAAGCTCCAAAAGCTCCTGAAATTGTTTATCAAGGCCCAAGCGATGAAGATGTTGCTGCATCTACAGCAGCTCTAGAAGATTTTAAAACTACAACTGCTGCTAACACGAAAACTTTTCAAGACAGCATTAACGCTCAAATTACCGCTGCTCAAGAATCTACTGCTTCTCTTATGGCTTCATTAGCTGATACTAAGGCAACCTCTGGTGCAGGCGTTGAAAACATTATCAACGATGCTCCTTATGCCGTTGTTACTGAAGACAACGTAACTCCAGAAGATGCTCAAACAACTGCTGCAATTTCTAAGAAGAAGAAAAAACCAAGCACTTTAAAAATTTCTACTGGCGGTCTTTCAGCCTCCGCTGGAACTGGCGTTAACTACGGAGTTTAATTATGTGTGCTGGCCCTATTAAAAACCTCTACGAGGACGTTACTGGAATAACGGCTAAAAAAGACGCGGCACAACAAGCAGCTAAAAATCAGGCGTTGGCGGAAAAAAACCAAGCAATCATTGATGCCAATAAGAAATCGACTTTAGCGATTGGGACTCAAGCTCAAACTAACAATCAAGCTACTGCCGCTGCTGCTGCAAATGCTATATCGAACTATCAGCAGCAAGCACAAACTCAGATTGTTATTGGAAGTTCTGGCCCAAGTGCTGCTGAAGTTGCGGCTCGTAATGCTGAAATAAGTGCTGCTAGCAGTGCAGCTCAGACATCACAAAGCATCATTAATAAACAAGGCAAGAAGAAGAAAAAAGGTTTGAAAATATCTCCTAAAGATGCTTATGCAAAAGGAACTGGTTCTCCAGGGTCTACTTCTGCTTCATTAAAAATCGGTAGCCAAGGTTCATCGCCTGGTGCTGGTACTAATCTCCCTGTCTAATTATGGCTACTGCTGAACAGCGTTATCGCTCAGGTGAAAATGATCGAAATTGGGTTTTAGATAAAGGCCGTAATTCGGCTCGTCTTACGGTTCCTTATTTAATTCCAGAATCAAATGATCCAGTTAATAACAACAAAGATACATACGCTGTTCCGTGGAATGGAATAGGAGCGAGAGGAGTTCTTAACTTAGCGAGTCGAATGTTGCTTGCTTTGCTACCTCCAACGCAACAATTTTTCAGATTTTCGTTAGATGAAGCAGCATTAGCACAGCAAGGAGTAGGGCCAGAGCAGAAATCTCAGTTTGAAGAGGCGTTAAGCAAGATTGAAAGGATGGTGCTTAGGGAAATAGAGGCAAGTAATGACCGTGTTGTTTTCCATGAGGCGTTATTGCACTTAATTGTTGCTGGAAATGCACTTTTATACGTTGCTCCAGAGGGATTAAGGGTATTTCATCTCAATCGCTACGTTTGTTTCCGCGATCCAATGGGTAATCCCCTTGAGATTGTCACTTGTGAGCAACTTCCTTACTACGCATT